CCTCAGAATAAAAGTTTTAGTGAAAACTTAATAGAAAAATATCTACTAGAAAACGTTAATACATTAGTAGCGGATCGTATAGGATATATTAAATCTATTGAGCCTGAAAATAACGTAGATGCGGATAAAAAGATTAAATCTTTAAAAGCTGAGTTAGATAACTTAAATTATATCTTTATGAAAAAGCGTATTACTATAGAAGAATACGATCGTTTATATGAAAAAACAGAACTTAAAATAAAAGAATTAGAAAAAGTACCTACTCAGGACGTAGATATAAGCCATTTAACAGCTTTTTTAACTAGTGGCTGGCAAAGTGCCTACGGTATTATGAATAGAGAAAAAAAGCGTACTTTATGGCGTAATTTAATTAAAGAAATACACGTAGACAACGACTATAATATAAAAATAATTTTCTACTAACTTAGTGTAGCCTGTAGGTTATAGTATTTTAGTAGAAAAATATTCATAAAAAAAAGACTAGGATAAACTCCTAGCCTATTTGTATTATTTTTTATGATTAGCGAATACTATTACTGCGTACGCACCTCTCATTATAATACTCTTTAAATTAACTTCTTAACTTCCTGACTGAGACTAGGCTCACCACCTAGTCTTTTTTATTTTCCTCTAAAAGTGTTACTCTGTTCTCCACTTTATACATTCTATCTATTAAGTTATTGTGTTCGTGTACTTTCTGATCTAGTTCGTTTATTCTATATATAACTAAATCATTACTTCTTTTATTAGCTGATATAGTGGCTACTATACTAGGTATTGCTACGCATAGCCCACTTATTACAGCTGTTAATACTCCTTCCATAATTCCTCCCTTCTTATACTTGCGTCCAGCTTCCCCAGTTGCCGTTATTCATTATTCTAGTATATATACCTGCATTTTCTAAAAATGAGAATGCTATCTGTCTTTGATATTTGTCATTGTGTGCTAGGTGTATTACCCACCACCAGTTAGCTACCGTTTGTCCTGACGGGCTATTACTCATATCTGCTCCCATATAGAAACCTGATCTAGTACCGCAAGCGGTATTCCAGTCAGTAGTAGGTGCTGACATACAAACTTCCCCAAAGCCTTCTATTCTACTTATTAGATTTTCTCCTGATACTTCTAGGCTTTCTGCATCTGTTGGGAAACAATTTATACCCATACTACGCTTAGATCTATCAAAGAATGCTATAGGAATACCTCTATCTAGCCATATATTATATGTAGTAGTTGCTAATTTATCTTGTACTACTACTTGGATATCCCACGCATAGTCATTATCTAAAGTTAATTGAGTAGTTACTTCGTCTTGTAGATTTGTATAAGAACTCCACGTACTAGTACCTGTTTTTTTCTCTCTTACTTTTATTGATATGGTGTTTACATTATTTAAACTAGAATACTCCGCATTTACATTTATATTAGTTTCTGAGTAGTAATTATTTTCTCTTTCTACGTTTATAATAGCCGAAGGTTGTACCCAGTCTAATATAGTTATATTTAGATTTTTAGTAGTAGTAATACCTCTACTATCTATTACTGATACTTCGGCTGTTACATTAGAAGATAGATTTAATGTTCCTACGTCTATTGTAGAATTAGTTCCTCTAAATGTTCCTGTATATTCCACTCCATTTATTACAGCTTTAGTACTACTTAAAGTTGCATAGTTTTTAGCTGATGCATTAGTAACTACTATTTGCAAGTTAGATTTATTTCTTACTATCCATTGATTATTACCTGTAATAGCTGTAATTGAACTATTTATATCTAAGTATTCCTGACTAAATGTAGGGTTAGAGTTTGTTACTTTAGCATTAAATATAACGCTTTTTGATCCTATTTGTGTTGATCCATTATAGGTTACTACTGTTATGTTTCCTTCTCCTACGCTTGCGTTCGGTATTTGTTGATACATATTATTAGCTATAGTAGACGTATTAAATTGTACGCTATCTGTTACGTTTGTTGCTATCTGGTGTGTATAATTTCCGAAGTATAGCGTTACTGTATGAGTAAATGCTGTAGACTTTCTGTTAGTATTGATAGTTATAGTATCACCTATATTAAAAGTACTAGAAGGTGATATAGTAGGTACACTTGCTCTAGCTATTGTAGTTAGTGCGGTTAAATCTGTAGCTACTGATCCTGAATTACAAGCCCAGCTTGTAGTAGTACTTCCCTTTGTAAATACTGCGTATGCATATCCAGATAAAGTACCGTCGTCTTTATGCGTTACGTTTATCGTTCCTGATGCTGTTTTACTAGAATATTTAGCTATTCCTGAAAAAGTAATACTAGCTACTTGTCTATCGTAGTTTTCTCTGTTATCGTGCCAGTAAATAGTTAAAGTAGAAGGATAGCTAGTCTCCCAGTTCGTAGCACCTGAACTAAAAGTAGCGGTACACGTAATATTAGACGTATTATTAGCTACACTAGTGCTATTTTCGTTAAAACTTCCGTTTAATGTATATGGATACCCATTACCTGAGTATAAAGTCGTTGATTTAGAAGCACTCGCCATTAGTTACCACCTCCTGCTACTGATACTAGCCCTATTCCGTCGTTTACTATGTTATTATTTCCGTCTGTTATTGTAATAGGTATAAATCTTAATTTATTACATAGAGTTATTTCTTCTTCTACTACACTTTTCTTTTGGTGAAACTCGTCTTTACTTACCCAGTATATCTGATTACCTAATCTGTCATATCCTGAGAAACCTACGGTATTATTCATTAAAATATATGATCCGTCTACTCCATACATTTTTAGTCCGTCTTTATTTAATTGAGCTATCAATGAATTAGCCTCGTCGTATACTTCTAATTGTCCGTTTTGATTTAGATTATTACCTAATTTTAATGTTCCACCTTTAATTAAGTCTGCGGTTAAGTTTATTACGTTTATTTGCTCCATATTTAATACGTTATCTATAGTCCACGCACTATTAAAAGTTCCATTTATTCCGTTTTGTCCGAATGCTATACCTCCGTTATTTATCATAATAACGTTTCTAGCGGTCTCTTTTGGTAGACTATCTACTACTAAGATTTTATCTCCTTCATAAATAACGTAACTATTTCCTAGTGCATTCCATATCTTATTAGTTGCATCTTCTAGCTCTTGTCCTAGTGTTATTTGTATAGTTGCTGTACTTTGATCTACTGTTTCTTGTATTTGATTATTTATACTTCCCATAAGTCCTGATAGTGTAGGTGTAAAGTTACCGAACTCTATTTGAGTATATTTATCTAAAATACAGTCATATTCATAACTAATTATATTAGTTAATAAACTTATACCTAGTTTTTCGTCTATTACTTGAATTGTATCTCCTATATCTGATACTTTTTCTACATTTGCATTTAAAGTATAGTTTACTACTGGAGTTGAATTATTTTGTAAATAATTTTGTCCTTTTTCTGCTAAATCGTTTATAAGTGCCTGAGTATATGCTTCCTCGTCTACTTCTCCTGTTTCTTCGTCTTTATAATCGTCTTGTGATATTTCGTTTTGGTCGAAGTTTACTGACTTAGTATAAGGTATTTCATACTGAGTAGCACTTTCTAGATATACTGATGCTGTCGGATCTAGTGCATTTAATAATAGTCCTTCTTTTCCTACTGGAAGCAACTTAGTACATACACTATCCCAGTTATAAGTAGCTTTTATATCTTTTAAGTTCTTTCCGTATCTTATTGTAACTCCGTTATCCTGTCCTATATTGGCTCTTATACCTATAGTCCAGTTATCCCTTACTAAATGCCCTCCGTAGCGTTCTAGAAGCACTTGTATAGCTTCATATAGGCTTTTTCTTACGCATCTATAACTAGCTATCTTAGTAATATCTGATATTGTTGTAAAAGGGCTTGTATTATCTGTAGAGTTGTTTAAATAGTCTAGTGCATCATTACAATTTTTATCTACTACGTAACTATCTTGAATTAGATAGTTTTCGCTATCATAAAATACGTGATATGCTTTTATTTTTATTTTAGTTCTATTATTTTCTACGTTTGTTATTCTAAATGCTTGGTCTCCCTGTGGTGTATTGGCTACTATGATATTATTAGGCACTAAATAATCTATATAAGTTAGCGGAGCTTCTATGCTTATATAGAAGTCTCCGTTATCTTCTTTAGTTATTTTTGCTTTTATAGTTTGTAGTACTATATCTCCATTACTAGTATAGTCTTTATCTATTGCTTGAAATACTTTTATCATTATAGCCACCTCGTATAGTTATCCATAGTAAAGCCTAGCACGTTTCCACTAAAGGCTATATTATTATCTCCACTATTGATTAAGAACTTCATATAGTCTCCAGTTACTAGCCTATTCATTAAAACCTGAGTATTTTTATCGTATGCTTCCATTTTCGATACGTCTATTGTGATGCTTCCATTATCTCCTAGTGCTATTTGTAATACTTGTATCTGATTTAGATATACTCCTATGTCTCCTGATCCGTATATCGTTATTAAAGGCTTAGCATAGATATTTCCTATGTTAGTTATTACTGTATTAGGCATTCCACTTGTTGATGCACTTTCGATAACTGGCATACTTCCTGATACTGATATGTTAGTAGTATTCTCGTATGTAGTAGCTCCTGCTAGTGCTTCTAGTTGCTCTAGTAGTGTGCTATCTGTTATCTCTGTTGTTGTTGGTGTTTCTAGTACGTAGTAAACTGTCGTATTATGTGTTCCTAGCCATGTTTGGAAGTCGTTTTTTGACGTTATGCTATCGTTTCTTATATATATTCTATTTATGTTTGTATCGCTACCTCTGTATAATGAAGTAGTATTATTCCCTTTGCTATAAGCATCACTAGATCCTACGTTATTTGTTTTTGCTTGATAGTAATTACATATACTTGTAGTTCCTGTTTCTCTTAAATAGCCAGATAAGTTAGTATAAAATACTTGATAACTGGCTGTTGAATTATAAGTCCATGTTTCGCTACCATTATAGATTACTTTTCCGATTTCTTTATATAAATACCACGTTCCCTCGTTTTTATAAATCTTGTCCTGATAGTCTCCGATTTTACATAGTTCTGTAGTTCCTAGATCTATTGTGTAACTTTGACTATGATATAAGTCGTATTCTGTGACTTCTGATCCTTTTTCTATTTGAATATCTCTTATATATGCTGTGCCTGTTTGATTTTTTCTAACGAACCTGAACTCGAAAGCATTTATATTATTTAATGTTATACTATATGTTGTATAATCACTATCAGTATTTGTTCCTAATATATTTGTGTTTCTGTCTACTTGTTTATTTCTTAAATATAAAGCGTCTCCTTTATGTTTAAAAGATATAGTATAACTTGTTCCCTTAACTAAATTATAAACTACGTTTGATAAGTCTAAATTAAAGCCCTGCGTCAAGTTTAAAGTTATTTCTCCATTATCTAAAGTCGCTGTTGCTCCTTCTGATATATTTAAGCCTGTTAGATTAAAAATATTTTTACTTTCTACTAATATGTTTTGACTTCCTGTAACTGTTTGAACTGCTTCTGGATAGTCTGGGTTAGGTGCTGGTATTCCTCCTGTGTATTCTTCATAGTCTGTAGCTTGATTTCCTTTTTCTATTTGAATACAGTCTACCATTTCTTGCTCTGTATAATTTCCTAAGCTATTAGTATTGCAATATACCCAGCCTAGATAAATATCTGTGCTAGTTGTTGTAAAAGTTTGTACTATTCCTGTCGTTCCTGTAAATATTCCTAAAATTGTTCCAGTTAGATTAGCTTCTGGTTGATTACTAAATAGCCCCACTCTTACTGTAACGTTACTTTTTTTGGGTTGTTGTAATGTATATGTTGTTGTTGGCTCTAATTTTACCCAGTTGAATTTATTATAAGACCCTGCTACTATTTTCCCTGTACCGTCTACATAATAATTACTAAGTAAATTGATATTATTTTTATTAAATAAGTTTTTACCTGTAGTTGTCTCTTGATATGTATCTCCCTTTAGCTCGCTTGTTATTGTAGCTCCTGCTGAAGTATATTGTAATTTTAGGTTAGTTCCTTCTGCTTCTACTACTGTTGCATCTACTTGGATCTGTTCTTCTTCTAATGGATATTTAAAAGGTTGCACGTGCATTTTTATTGATGCTGTTTTAAATCTAATTAGTTTTTCGTAGTCTATTTGGTCTAATATTTGATAGTTATAGTACTTATCTTCTTCATTTGAGAATACTACAGTACCTTCACTATTAAAGTATGCTATTACTTCGTCTATATCATAGTCTCCATATAGTCCTATTTGAAACTCTTTCTCATATGCTGAGTATCCTAGTTTAGTTACTATATCTCCGTCTCTACCGTCTATTT